GATCCGCGGCGTGATAACGGGTGGGCGTTCACCTTTTTCGCCTGGTGGGAGCATCCGGAATACAGGATGACGGCCTGGCCCGGGTTCAAGCTCACGAGTGAGGAGCTGGCCGAGCTGCAGCGCTACAACCTGCATATCGACCAGATCGCCTGGCGCCGCCGGCAGATTGATGTCGCGTGCGAGGGAAAGATCGAGCGATTCCGGCAGGAGATGCCGGCGAACCCGCAGGAGGCTTTCCAGAGCAGCGGGCGGACGATCTTCGACATGCTGGCAATCGGACGCATGCCGGTGATTGCGACTGCGCCCCGCGGGCGCCTCGAGGTCGTCGAGGTCGGCATTGAGAAGCGCGTGCAGTTTCTCGAGGACCCGGGTGGCCGCGGCGAGCTCGTGGTGTTCAAGATGCCGCGCAAGGGCGGCCGGTACTGCATTGGCGTCGATCACGCCGAGGGAATTGACCCAGCAGCAAAGGCCGGCGCCGGCAGCTCGGATCCGGACTACTGCTCGGCCACGGTCCTGGATGCGGACACGGGCGAAGAGTGCGCCAAGCTGAACGAGCGCTACGAGCCGGCGCCCTGGGCCCAGCGCGTTTACTGGCTGGCGCGGTTCTACAACATGGCCTTCATCGTCCCCGAGGCCAAGGCGATTGGCAAGGCGGTAATCGGCCACCTGTTGACGATCGAGGGCGGGTATCCGCTCGAGCTGATCTACGCGACACAGCGAGACCCGAGCGATCGCCGGCCGGCGTTACTGCAGGAATTGGGCTACGACACCAACACAGTGTTTCGGCCGATCTTGATTTCGGCGTTGGACCGCGCGATCCGCGACGGCTCCATACGCCCGCACGATCCGGAGCAGATCCGGCAGCTGCAGACGTTCGTTCGCAAACCGAACGGCCGGGAAGAGGGCATCGGTCACGACGACGACGTATTGAGCCTGGCGCTGGCCGTAGTGGGCCTGCCGTTTGCGCTAAGGGCGTTTGCATACCGGGAATCACTGGCGCAGGCCAGCGACTCCTGGAGGCCCCAGAAGTACGGTGTACCGCGGAGGCAAGACGACGATGACTAAAACCTGGATGCGACTGCAGATGGCGGCTTGTGCCCTTCTCTTCGGTGTGTTCGTGGCGATGTTGATCTGGGCGCCGGAGACCTGGCCCCTGGATGTCGACCCTACCTGGGTGTTGGCGGCCGCGCAATGAGCTGCGATCGCGACGGAAACCGCAGCAACCCGTACAAGCCGGAGCCGCATGCCTGCTGTGAGGCATGCTGCTTTGCTCGTGGCGAGCATGCGAGCTGGTGTCCCGTTGGACTCGCCCTCTCCCTGGCGGCCGAGCGAGTGGTCAACGCGGTGGGCCCGATGGTGGTTGACTGATGCCGCCGGCGGAGCCAATTAGCGTCACGGTGAACGATCCGATCTCCGGGGACATTCAGGCTGTTTGCGGCGCCGTAAAAGCGGGCTGCGAGTTTCTGACTTCGCCACAAGGGCAGGAGTTGATCAAGACGGCCCTGGCGGACGCCGCCGCAGCGAAGAAGGTGCTCTCCGATGCGTGGGCCTCACTTTTGAAGTTGTTCCATGGCTAAATCATTCCAGATCGACCTACCCGCCGCCGAGAAGCTGCTGCTGGCTTATCGCATTGAGCAGGACATGCTGAATGCGAAGGCCTCGCACATCGGGTACTCCCAGCGTTGCGCCGGCTGGATGAAGAAGTGGGAAGCGCGTGTGAGTAAGCCGGCAGCCGGCGACGAAGACAAGCCCAACCACGTCGTACCGCTGCTGCAGTGGCAGTGCTTCAACAAGCTCGCCCGCGATCTGCAGTCGATGCTGGGTGAGGATGCGCAGGTCACCGCGCGCGCCACTGGCCCGAGCGATCGCGGCCTGGTGCAGAAGATCGGCTGTTGGATGACTTCGCGGGTGTTCGATCAGATGGAGCTGATCAACCCGCTCTGTGAGTTTGAGTTCAGGCGCGTGCTGAACGGCTGGAGCTGCGCATATCGCCCTTGGTTGCGTCGGGAGTTCACCACTCTCGAGAAGGGCAAGCGGAAGCAGGTCTGCGACTACGAGGGCCCCGGCTTCATTCCACTCGAGCCCGACGACCTTGTTGTTCCGCCAGAGCGCGGGGTTAAGTCGATTCAGGATTTTAGCTTCGTTCTGCGGCGTGTGCGTGTAACGGTCGACGACCTGCAGCGCGGCGACGGCACTCTTTACCAGGGCACGTCGAAGCGTGAGTTCGTGGAGAAGGCGATCGCGTGGGCGCAGCAGGGGCAGACGAACGACTACACCATGGTCGGCCAGGACGAAGTCCGGACAGAGCGCGAACGTTCCGAGGGCGTCGACTACGACAGCTATATGCTTGGGCGCCGAAGCATCTGGATGTGGGAGTGGTACGGCAAGTGGCGGCCGCTCAAAGGTGGCAAGGATGGCGCCGCGGCGGATGATCTCAGCGCGCGCGAGCTGTTTGAGGCCGACTGGGTGGTTCGATTTATTCCCGGCATGAAGGAAATTGTCGGCTGCCAGGACCTGCTGGAACTGTACCCGAAAATGCGCAAGCGCCGGCCGTTCGTCGAGTCGACGTTGATCAAAGACGGGACGTATCGCCCCAAGGGCTTTGGCGCACTGCTCGAGGACCTCGAGGACGAAGCTACCGCTAACTCGCGTCTGTTCCAGGCGGCGGGCGAATTGTCGGTTTGGCCGATTATCTTTTTCAAGCCAGGCAGCGGCATGAAGCCCGGTGCTTTCAAGATGAGCCCTGGCGATGCGATTCCCACCGAGGATCCGACGAGCGTCAACGTTGTGAAGCTGATGCCGAATCTGGACTTCGCGATCGCGCGCCAGCAGGACATCTTCGCGACGGCTGAAAGGGTAACCGGGATCACCGACCAGTCACTCGGCCGCGCAGTCGATCGACCGAACGCTCCGCGAACCGCGACCGGGCAATTGGCGCTGATTGAGGAGGGAAATGTTAGGGCCTACCTCGACTCAACGATTCTGCGTGAGGACATGGAGCAGATCCTGGGTGACTTCTGGGACCTCGACTGCGACCTGGTCCCGCAGACGGAGCCAGGCTTATTTTTCCGCGTGACGGAAGAACAGGCCAACGGGCTGTTCGATGTGAAGCAGGGCGGCGCGTTCATGACGCCGAAGGAATTCGGCGGCCGCTATGACTTCCGGCTGAAATTCGCCACCTCTGTGTGGGCGCGTAACGCGAAGAAGCAGGAGTTCCTGGCGTTCTATCAGGCCTGCATGATGAACCCCTTGTGCCAACAGAACCCCATGGCTCTGTGGCAGCTGCTGAACCTGCTGGCAAAGAATTTCGACATCGACTTCCAGGACATCATTCCGAAGCCGCCCGAGCTCGATCAGCCGAAGACTCCGGAGCAGGAATGGACGGAGATGCTGGAAGGCGAGACGGTCCAAGTGAATCCGCAAGACCACGACGACCTCCACTTACAGCAGCACTACCAGCAGGTCGAGGACGCGCGGAAAGATCCCGATCGGGACGTGCAGGCGATCGGCCTTATGGTCAAGCACATCCTCGACCATCAGTCGCAGAAGCGGACCAAGATGCTGATGCAGGCTCTCACAAGCCAGCTGATGAACTCGATCACACCGCAGCAGCAGCCCGGTGTGGATCCGGCGATGCAGCAGCACCTGACGAGCATGTATACGGCGCAGCAGCCGGCGATAGGCCAGCCCCCCGCGGGCCCCGCGGCGCCGGCGATCGGCCAGCCTCCTCGAGTGGCTCCGCATGACCAGGTGGGCTCGCAGGCGGCGCCGCAACCTCAGGACGGCATGTTATGAGCCAGCGAAGTTACGAGTGGGACTGTGTGTGCGGTCGGCACAACACCGACACGCAAGAGCTGAACGTCGAGTGCGCCAGCTGCCGGAGGCATTTCGATTCGATCGCCCAGGCGGGCGGGCTGCTGGTTCAGGGCCAGGCCACGCTCGACGCATACGAAGAGCACGTGCGGCGAGAGGTCAAGCGGTCGAATCCGGAAGCCGAGAGGCCCTGAATGAGCGACGACGGGTACGACTCCGGCGACCTTGACGCAATCCGCGAGCTCGAGGCCTCGCCCGGGTACAGCCTGGTCCGCGGCCGGCTCCTCGAGGAGCTGGAGCGCAAGCGTAGCGAGTTGGAGAGGCCGGCGGACGGCGAAAAGACCGCGATGTTGCGGGGCGCGATCGCGCAGCTGCGCACCGTGCTGTCGGTGCCAGAAATTCTGCAGTCGGAGATCCGCGGATCTCTAAAGGAGTAAGCGCAAATGGCAGGACAAAAGGGACAGTTTCCGCCCGCGAAAGCGGGTGCAAAAGTACCGCTGAAGAAGAAGAAGACAGCGGCCGCGCCGCCGCAGTGGCAGGGTGTCGCGAACCAAATGCTGTCCGGCAAGCCGGGCTGCTAAGAGGAGCACATGAAGGAACTACGAATAATGGCGGCCGCGGCGATCGCCGGCGGCCTGGTGTCGGTGCACGGTGTTGATCACGGCGGCGTGGATGCGGATACGATCGCGTTGCGCGCACTGACGATCGCGGATGCGATTATCGCGAACGCAGAGCCCGTGCCGGCGCCGGAATCCGTCGACGAAACTCCGCAAGGGTCCGACTAACGAATGGCTGTCGGGCTCATCATCGGCGAACAGTGCCCGTACTGCACGAAGTGGCGCAGCCCGCTGGAGATTATCCACCAGCCAGGCGGCGTGAAGATCTGCATGCCGTGCGAGCAGCGCCATATCGAGGCTCTCGACGCGCTCTCCACTGGTGAGTTCAAGGGTCAATGTTCGGAGTGCGGAAAAACAGCCGAGCAGCTCAGAAGTGCGACCGGCCAGATGGCCATCCACTTCGAAGGCGGGCGGTACCGGGCTATGTGCGCGCAGTGCGATCGCACCTACGTCCCGAAACGCCGTGAGTTGTACGGCAAAACAGAATTCGGCCGAGCGATCGGCCTTAGTTGAAGGAGCTTATGCAAGAAGAGGACGTCATCCTACCGGATGCATCAGCGCCCCAGGTGCCGGCCGGCGGCCAGGGCAGAGACGAAACGGTAACACTTACGAAGGCCCAGCACGAAGGCCTGCTTCGCGAGCGCGACGAGGCGCGAGAGTCAGAGCGGTATTGGTCGGGCCTGGCGCGCAATGGCGGCCGCGGTCCGCAGCCGGTCGCGGATCCCGTTGAGGACGAGCCGATCGACACCAGCTTCCTCGAGGACGTTGACGAACCGAACCTCGAAGGCGACACGCCCGAGAAGCTCGTCGACGAGTTTGCAGCGCAGGGCGTAGGAGCCCTGAAGAAGCGCGGCTTCATTACCGCCGCTGATGCTCACAAACTTGCGGTGGACGTGGCGTCGCGAGTGACCCGGGAACTGATCGGCCAGGAGCGTCAGAAGATGACCACCGACGCGCAGATCATGGCCGACTTCCCCGAGCTGAAGGACCCGAACTCGGAGCTGTTCCAGGAGACCGCGAAGCATTACCAGCGCGCGGTGGCGATGGATCCGGCCGCCAAGAAGACGCCTGCAGCGCTGTATCTCGCCGCGCAGGCTGCCAAGGCGAGTCTGAAGGGCAGAGCGCCGGCGCCGCGGCAAGACGACGGCTTTGAGCCCGAACACGATCGTCGGCAGCGCGCAGCATCCCAGGATGCGCGGCCGCGGGCACGTGGACCGGTCGAGGAGCCCGACGACATGCTGGGCGACGAGGCGCGCCAGGTCATCCGACAAATGGGCATCAGCGAGGACGAGTACAAGGCCAGTCGCAAGGCGATGGGGAATACCGGCCAGAGGGGGAGACGCGCAGCATGAGCCAGAGCAATCGTCAGGCGAAAGCCGAAGAAAGGCGGGCGGCCCAGGAGGCTGCCGGCATTCCGGACAGCAAACCGTTCATCGCGGAGGAAACGGCGCAGGGCATGAGCCGGGTCGAGGCCTGCCACATCAATGGCGTTTTAGTCGCGGATCTAAATCTGGATCCGCAGGTGATCGCAGCACTCGACTACTGGATGACGGACGAGGGCGTCGCGGAGAAAAACTCGCGCCCCGACGTGCGAGAGCCCAGCGGCATCGAGTTGGGAGCGGATCCCTTTGCCAAGGCGCTGCAGCAGCGCAGAGACGACGTCAAGGACCGCGACTTCGAACCGTATGAGGCCCGCGATCCGTTGAAGGAAGTTGCTGATCGTTATACCGCCAAAGGCATGAGGCCGAAATTCCTATCGGCTGCGAAAATCAAAGAGTATGGCGGCACTGGCGACCACGAGGTGGTCAAGTATCCCGAAGGGCACGTCAGAGCGGGCGAGCCCGTTATGGTGAAGGGCATGGTGCTGGGACAAATGCCGGAGGGTCGCGCGAAGGCGCGCAACCGGCACTACCAGGCCAAGGGCGGCCAGCTGTTGCAGCAGATCGAAGAGAGCAGCAAGGCGCAAGGGCTCGCTGTCGATAAGTAGAAGCTATTCCATAAAGAGGGCAGCGCCCGGCACCGCTGCCCGTAATCATGAGATGGGGCTGAACCGAGGATAACGGCCCCATCAACACAAACGCGAAGCAGGGCGTTCCACCAACCGTCCCGTCAGGGCATCCGGAACGCGGTTCACCTCGACCTGCCATGGTCTTCGCTCCACATGAGGAAACCAACTCTCTAGGAGTGTCACTATGGCAAACGTTAATGCACCGTTCGGCTTCCGGCCGACGATGCGCACCTTGCAGGGCGGGTCTGGTTCGATCGCCTCTGCGCACAAGCTCGTAGGCTACGGCACCGCGCTGTTTATCAACGACGCGGTTACCCATGCGGCCGCGGGTACCAAGCCGACGCTGGCGATCGACGCCGCGATCACCCCGGGCACTACTCCGGTCCTCGGCGTGAATCTGATTTACGGCGCCGCTTCGACTGCCACCGATCACGCGATCGTGATGGCGGCCGGCGCGATCTTCCAGGTTCAGGGCGACGGCAGCGGCGCCACGTTCCTGGTTGCAGCCAGTCTGAGCAAGACCGCGAACATCGCGCTCACTGCCGGCAACACAAGCACGAAGATCTCGAAGCACTCGCTGTCGGAGACCAGTCTGGCGACCACCAACACCCT